TAGCAAAATGGTCAACACCAGCAACACGCTCAAGTAACATTGCATCAACAGTTCTCAACTCGCTTGCTTCTGGCTCAGAATCAGCCGTGGTCACTTACGATAACTCTAGTGCATTGGCCTTGTATGCAACCGTTACAATTAAATTGGGGTCGATTACTCCAGCCACCGCAGGAAGTATTTCGCTTCGAGTAACTTTGAATGATGGGACCGATACGGCTGACAAAGTTGGTGGAGATGTTTACGTTGTTCAATTGTTATCGGGAGCAAGTGCAAAAGTTGTAAATATTCCAATGGTTCGATTGTATCCGTTCTCGCTACGACTTTCCGTTGTAAATAACGCTGGAGTTGCTTTTGCAGCATCTGGAAATGAACTTTATGTTCGTACTTTCAACGAGGATATTGCGTAATGCCTCGTGGCGTAAGCATTAGCGATACAGCAATAATTCAAGGGAGGTTGTGGACTCCCGCTGTTTTGTTGCCATCGCTCTGGCTCGATGCTTCTGATTTATCGACTATCTCAACAGTCTCAGGTGCAGTTTCAGAGTGGCGAGACAAAAGCAACAATGGTAGACACGCAGCTACCGCCGTTCGACAACCAACATATACTTTTAACGTATATAATGGATTGAATGGTATTTCGTTCACTAAACTTTCAGCGCACAAACTGGATACTCCTAATTTTAGCATTGCACCAAATCGTCAGTTTTGCTCTTTTGCCGTAATTTCTGGCGCAGGATTAGCGGCCGGAATAAATGCTTACCCACGAATTTGGGTTACAAAAGGTACTGGAGATTCGCAAGCGCCGGGAACATTTCCACAAGGATACCTTGGACAATGTTCAGCAAACAACACCGCTATGCTTATTGCGGGTAGTAATAACATTGTATCACCGCAAGTAACTGGTCTATCAGTTACTCTTCCGGTGTTATTGTCAGGAAGATTCGGCACAGCGGGAGTGGCGGCAGACACTTCTTCAATATCTGCGAATGGAGGTACAATTGTTAGTCTTGGAGGACAAACTGGAGTATTGAGCACTACTGGCATTAGAATTGGCTCGGACGTTGGTACATTGAATACTTCAACATTTAACTCGTGGATGGGTGAAATTATACTTACCACAGATATTTCGTTTGCTGAAAGTCAGCTTGTGGAAGGGTATCTTGCGTGGAAGTGGGGTATCCAAACTCTCTTAGCCTCCAATCATCCATATATCAATCGACCGCCTCTAATCTAAGGATTATCAATGCTTCGGATTAGACAGCCACTTATAGCACCAGCACCGCCGACAGGCACCATAGCCTGGATAAAGGTTGCTGGGGTGTGGAAACAGGCTACGGTCTGGATAAAAGTTGCTGGAGTTTGGAAAACAGCAACTCCGAAGTTAAAGGTAACTGGAGTATGGAAATAGGAGCTTATCAATGGCAATGATTGTTGTCCCGTCGGGGAGTTCTTCGGAAAACACTACTATTACTAAGAAAGAGGTCGTATTCCTAGACCCTCAACTTAATAGCCTTGCTGACGGAGCAGATACAGGAACGCTGTCGTACTCCAACCCATCAGGAGCGACAAACGCTAAGGTAATTATAATCCTTGGCGAGATTGAGGTGGTAAGCGGCACTATTAGAATTGACAACGGAACCGACTATTACGAGCAATCGGTTGCGTCAGGAATAGCGGCCAAGCGACTGGAATTCAATAATATTCCAGCCTCCTTTCTTAGTAGTTTCACTATTAAGAACATGACGGGAATGGCTCTGGCGTCGAGTGAAAACTCGCTGACAATCATGGGGATTTAATATCTGGAAAAGTACTGTGAATTCCTGATATTCTTTACGCTGTGAAGGATATTCTATGGAGCATCTTGGGCGTGGATAACGACACATTCCGCTGGATAATGGGCGGGTTGATTGGCCTTATAAGCTCTATTGGTGGGTTTTGGCTGTCGCATCTTACAAGCCGCATAGATACGATGGTTTCTGATATTTCAGAGCGTAACGGGCGTATCAGTGCTCTTGAGGCAAATGTAGATGGCGTTAATCGTCGTCTTGATAGAATTGAAGGCAAGATAGACTACTTAATTCAAGGCAAGGCAAAATAACATGGGCGCATACGTTTCAAAACTTCAAAGGGCTAGGGCCACTTCAGCCACTGGCGCATTCCCAGCTAGAGTTCCGACAGCAACACAACCATCTGGTGCTGGCATAGTTTCAGACCCAGTAGTTGGACAGGCAGCGCCAGACTGGGTTCAGATTGTTCCATTCGGCGATGGCGCAGACAACGCTACTTTTGACCTCCGAGTTATTGGCTGGAAGGTATCTGACCTTGGTCTTTGGACGCCAACAATACTAGGCCAGGCAGCTTGTACGCTATCAACTGCGGTAGGTGTAGCTGGCTATGAGGTCATAGCGTCTCAACGGTTTGCCGACACGATAGTTCTTACTCAAGTTCAAGCTAACGTAGACTCAAAGCTTTCAAGTCCAGCAAATGACACGATTGGTAGCTTCCAACTGCAAACTCGAGGATGTGTATTTGTTGAAGTCATTTTCTCGCTCGGAACTGCCACTGGTGCCAATGCTTTAGTAGCTTGGGTATAGGGCCAGTAATCCTAACCGTTGGCTTGACGAAATCTAGAGAGGCTGTTTAATGTAAGTTATAATTTCTTTATGGCTTGCAGATGGAACATTGGAAAACGATTGAATGGGCTCCGAATTATCAAGTTAGTAACCTTGGAGGAGTTAGACAATTAGGTCGCACATTTGAGCGAAAGAACCCAAAGCATCCCAAATTTAGCCAAGTAATAAATATCAAGCCAAAACCTCTTGATGGCTGGGTACGAATGCGAAAAGAAAAGCCAATATGTAAGATTGTTGTACTTAGAGTTAATGGTGAAAATAAGCACTGCAAAGTACATCAATTAGTTCTCTCAACATTCATAGGCCCATGCCCTTCAGGATTCGAAGGGTGCCATAATAATGGCAATCCGCTTGATAATCGCCTTGATAATTTAAGATGGGATACCCATCAGAATAATATGGGCGACATTAAAAAGCATAAGACTTATTCACCCCCGCCAATACACATTGGGGAAGCACACCCTAATTCAAAGTTAAAAATTGAAGATGTCAAATACATCAAGGGCATTAAGGAATGGCCGCATGGACTACAGCGCAAGATAGCTAGAAATCTTGGAGTAGCTGAAAATACAGTATCAAGAGTAAGATTAGGAAAGGTATGGGGCCATATAAAAACTGATTGATGATAAAGAATAATACCAAAAATTGGTGTCGGGCCACTCATTCAATGCTCATCAAAGATGAGGGGCTTCGACTCAAAGCATATAAATGTACGGCGAATGCTTGGACGATAGGGTGTGGCCGTAACCTTTCAGATCGTCGCATTACAGAAGAAGAACTTCAGCGATATCGCACCGTAGGTATAACTCGGGAAATGGCCTTGCAGTGGTTGGACGAAGATGTGCAGGTCGCACAAAAAATATGCGCCGATATCTTCGGCGAGCTCTTTTCTACATGGTCAGAGAATCGTCAGCTGGGGTGGGTTAACCTCGCATTCAACTTAGGCCGTGCACGACTTTTGAAGTTCAAGAATACAATCAGAGCAGCTCAGATCGAAGACTGGTTTGAGGTTGAGACAGGGCTACGGCAATCACTCTGGTTCAAGCAGGTCAAAGGCCGAGCAGAACGAGTAATTGGGATGATATGCCATGAAACTTTTCCTTATTCTTAGTCTCATTTTACCTATCATGGCGCTTGCCGAACCGCTTGGCGGGGCAAGCTACATTGGAATGTGTAACCCAAATTTCCCATGCGGGCGATCGCTAAAAGCTCTCGAGAGCTCACATACAAAAGCAATTGGATATTTAGCGGATGCATTTGGACATGAGTGCAGTTGCGTCAGAAAGTTCCTCAAGGTGCCTGGGGGAAAGTATGTCAGAGTCCACCTGGCGAATGGCACGTGCTTTCCAGAGCGTGGAAGAAGCTGCAGCAAATACGACGTGTTTTATGGGGAGAGTCAGAAGACGGCTCAGAAAAAGTTGGAGAACAAGGATCGCAAGCTTCTGCAGCGTTATCGAGCGAGTATCATGCGGACGAAAGCTATTCTAGGAGAGTCAAAAAAAGATCTAACTATCCGTTATTCTTTATGCCTTGAGTGTAAAATATCAGATAAGGCTCGCAGGGTTTTACTGAATGAGGCGCTTAAGTATTTTCCTCAAGACTCTATCGTCGATTCCCCCATGCATTATGAGTGCTTACGAGGACTTATCTGCGAAAAGCATGGGGATTCAATGTCTTATAAAACAGGCCAACGATGCATTTCTGACACAGATGGGATCTCTCTATTTGATGCAAATTTAGAAAGGTTGAAGACAAACTCAGAACAATGCGAAGCTATATTCTATTGGACTACTGGCTTTAATCTTCTCCCCTATAAATATAGCGGGCAATTTATCCCGCCATATAAGCGTACAAAGAGGGCAGAAGATTTGGAATTCGAAGGGGCCAAGGCGTGTATAAAGCAGTAGCGCTTTGTCTATGTATTTTACTCTCTGGATGTTTAGGCATTGGTGTTGAGCTCTGGGATAACTCAGGAAGCCCAAGTCAAGGTCAGTGTCCAGATAGTGATTATGACAATGGTGGTAATGTGAAGCCAAAGCTAGGACTGTGCAAAATGGGCACAGGAGGGCTTGTCTCTATAAACCGCCGTTTTTAAGGAAGCTTATGAACAGAATACTGATCTACATCTTTTCTCAAACTAAGTTTGGAAAGTTTATTGATGGTAAAAAGACTCTCATCGGAGCTTTTCTTATAATCGTCGCAGCGGCCCTTCATGCCCTTGAGCAGATTGCCCCTCTGTTCCCGCAATACCCATGGCTCAAGGATGCTTCAAAGAGCCTTGGAGACGCTGTAAAGGCATCCGAGCCAGTGCTTGATGCCCTTGGGCTAAGCTTCCTTACCATTGGCGTACTGCATAAAGGTGCAAAGGCTAAGTTACCTCCTAGCGAGTAACTGCGTTTGATACTTTTTTGTTGCCACTGAATATGTTTTCCATGAATCTTATAGAGAAGGCTAAGCCGCTCGTGTCGGCTTTTTGCCGTTTTTTATATGGAGGTATCATGAGAAAGATAACTACGTTCCTGGGTAAAGTTGTTGTTGGCATGGCCATCTGCGTGTTGGTCACTACAGGCCTAAAGATTGCGCTCAACTTTACTGTCGCAAAAGCACTGCAGGCAAAAGAGAAGATCGTTGACGTGCTTCCGAAGAAAGAAGTCGCACAGCGTTCATTGAACCTTGAAGAGTCGATAGTAAAGGCCTCCAAGACAAACGGAGTAGACCCTCTTATTCTTCACGTTATCTCTGATAAAGAGAGCTCTGGAGGGAATCAGAGGGCTCTTTATCGCTTTGAGCCACATCTCTTTTCTCGGCTGCGTGGCGATAGGAACTATCGAGAGCTAAGCGATAGCGAGGTGCGAATGCTTGCCAGCTCGCACGGGGTCTTTCACATCCTTGGCCTTACGGCTGAGCGAGAGTGTGGGCTTCATTTCTCTAAGCTGTACGACACTGAGAAGAGCGCTATGTGCGCCGCACGGATTGTTCGTAGGATCGACGAGACAGTTAAGGCTAAAGCCACAGAACACCGTCTCAGAGAGATATTCCGTCAGTACAATGGCCAAGGGCCAGCTGCAGAAACCTACGCAAAAGATGCGATGGTTCGATTAGCAGCTATTCTCTATCAGAGAACAAACGGCTAATCTTCATCGTATAGGTTTTTTGAGGCGAAGGTTCCACATACTTCGCCTCTTTTTTTATCTACTGCACGAGCAGCATCATCCTCGTTATCCCACAGGCCACAGTAATAGTGTCGTCCTTCAAATAAAAATGAAGCCTTCCATTTCCCTGATTTCTTAATGAAACTTACGCCCTTATGACGTGAAGAACCTCCACGGCTACCAGTATTCTGCTGATTCTGAGCGTTTGTGCAGAGCCTTAGATTGCATTGCCTATTGTCGAGCGGGTCTCCGTTGATATGGTCGACGAACATATCTTTAGGTGCGTCTATTATAAGACGATGCATTCGTATCTTTGTGACAGCATATCCTCCCTCTCTATTTGGACATGGGAGGATATGCCACTTGTACTTCGAGATGAACTCAAAGTCCTCATCATCAACTATTGCAAACTGCCCATGCCCGAGCGGGATTTTCTTCGCCATGAGGGCGAACATAGCGATTTAGAATAAAGGCACAACCAGAACGAGTGACCCTGCCCTCTTCTAAGAGCTCCTTGACCACCATTGTTGCCTCGTCTGTTCCTAGTCCTTGCGAGAAAAGGGCATGGTACATACCGCCTTCGCTGATTGCTTCCATGCCGCACATCTTCATAGCGATGATCACATTTGCTTTTGCATTATTCATATTGCCTCCTGATTTACACGATTAAAAAAGTAACTGCCGTCCGTAGACTGCATATCGGCTCTTTCTATCACGAGCTGAAGGCCGATACTCAGCTATTATTTCAAATTCTGGAAATTCGTTCTTAAAGTCAGAAGAGCCAATGTGCTTTACCCCAATGACAAACTCCCAGCCCCAGTTATCTGCAGTGAGCTCATTGATGATATCCCATCGTGCTCGGTTGAAGTAGTGCGTGGCAGCGATAGGTTTTTGGCGCTTCATATAAAAAAGTGCCCAGCTTTTTTCGTGTTGTGGAAAGCTGGGCAAAACCACGTTTTCTTAGGAGGCAATCCATAAGAAATCTGTTCCCTATCTCACAATCAGGCTGACGGCCCATGGTCTACTTGTGAGATATTATATCTATACCTTATATGATGACACATGGAGATCAAGGTGTCTAATAGGATTCTCGATATTGCAGCTCTCGACAAACTCTCAACTGTCATTAGCATTGCCAAAGAATATAGCCTCGCAGTTTCCTTAGATTTCCTGGGGAATCTTTGGATTATGCAGATGTTTGATCAACAAGAACGTCTCGTCATTTCGGCAAATGCTGACACTGCTACTGAGGTGGTCAATAAGGTCCACGAGGATTGGCTAAAGAGGACATCTCCAAAACTATGAGAGAAAGAAAAGCCGTAGAACGTGCGACACTTCCGCCAGTGCCTCTCGAGATGATTGAGTTTCAAAGTGCTAGTGAGTATGCGTGTGCAAAGCTCCTTGAAAAATATACAGATTGGAAAGGGGTTAATGGCGCTACATGTCAAATTAAGATTGGTAGAACTTATTTTGATTTTAGAGTCTACGATACTTTTGTTGAATATCACCCCGTATCATTAAGACGAGAGTTCATAACTGATGGGATGCGAGAGATATCATCAGCGATTCAAAGTTTACCAAAGTCAAAAAAAGTTGAAATATTAAAAGCAGTTGCAGGAGAGCTTGAGGCTCAATATGCCAAGCGAAGAGGGCAAGTTCTCTCAGCTCATCCAGCTTATGGGGAGATGCCACTCATCTGCGTACACACGGCAGAGGACTTTATTCGCAAAGTGATTTGTCGCTTTACAACAAAGGCTTGCAGTGATGTTGATGCAATGCGAAGAGAGTTCAACAAATTTCAAAAAAGCTTTATTGCTCTTCGTCAAAAATAAACTGTAGGTGGTCAAGAACCCACTGGAGGCCATCGTCTTGGCCCAAGGAGAACGCATCTCCTCGCTCTCCCTTCATCTTATCCTTGATCCATTCCTCGAGCTCTTTTTTAAGCGAGAGAGTGCCGTGCTCAAATGATTTCTTGTCGTGCTTTGAGCGAAATCCATACTTTTCGTAAAGGGCTCGTGCGCCTCGATTCATAGAGCCTCCTAAAGATGGGGGCGACTTCCGCCCCCACTGGGATATTATTCTTTAGGTCTGCTCGTCACAAGATCCCCAACATAGTCCTGCACTCCTTTTTGTGCCATCAGGCTGTACTCGCACTGATAGCCTCCTAGTGAGCACGTTACTGTAAACATCATCTTCTCGACTGCGGTCATGAGAATGATGAAGAGAATTGGGTAGCCGACAAGCCGTGCGGTTTGTGAATACCAATGTAGCGCTGCCTTCATACCTATTTCTCCGTACCAGTAATCTTTTGGAAGAGCCCAGAGCGCCTTGTGCGCTGGGTCTCCTGCTCTTTGCGGTGCTTCCAGTGTGCAGAGTCGCCCATAGGGTCCTGGGTGTGACCGTTGGCTACAAAGCCGTTTAGGCCATCCATAAGGGCTTCTACGCCCTCTGCGTCTCCTGCGAGCACTACTGAGCCTTTCTGAAAGGGAGACGGCGCAAAGCTCATGCAGCCCGTCATAGCGATTGTGGTTGTAAGGAAAAGAACTATTCTCATATTGCCTCCTAAGCATGTTGTTCACGTCAACATCACTGAAGAACTTTGATGTCCTTCTTGCTTAAAGAGTTTCGGAGAATATCAGCGAAAGCTTAAGAGTCTTTTTGCTCTTTTCGCATTTTGGTGTCTAAGTCGAGTTCCGACATGGCTTTTTCGGTGTCCAATAACGCTGTGTTAAGATCTTTCGACTTTGCCATCACAGCGGCAAATACCGTTGCTTTCCCGAGCATGTACAGATTGTATTTGATGAGGTGCCCGAGAAGGAGAAGCTCCGAGAGCTCTTTAGGGCTCTCGGAGGAAGATTTAGTTTTCTTTTTAACTGTCATAAGGAAAAGTTATTTTCTCTTACTTGTTTTCTTCTTGGCAGTCTTCTTAGTGATGCCCTTTGCAGTACCCTTCTTTTCCATAGCGTAAAGAATGCTTTCGCCCTTCTTCTTGCCATATTCTTTCTGGAGTTCTTTCTTAATGGTTTTACCTTTCTTTGTAAGCGGCATGGTTTTTAATCCTTCGTAAGTATAGGTCCCGCTCGAAACTTCAAGCAGGAAGATGATTATGGATCTTAAGATGTATAATTCAGTCATCTAAAATATCCGACACAGATTTAGCGCTCCAGAATTTGCAGCTCCACCACCGAGCGCCCCACTTAGGGCCTGGGTTATCGCAGTTATGCCTAGCCCTGAAGTTTCTTCTACGGTCTGGGTCATCTCTTTTGATTTCCATTTCTGGATCTCCAAAGTTAACCCGAACGACATTACCTTTATCATTCTTGACGTAAACCGCAAACTTTTTCGGCCCGTCAGGAGTTCTGAACGGTTTGTTGAGCGTGACTTTTTTACCATCTCTGGTTTCGGCCATAACTATTCCTGCGGGAAGCGAGGAGGAGGAGCCCAATGCGTTACATCTTCCTTAGTGAACTGAAGTACGCCATCGCCGTTCTTTCTAAGGTATGCGAATCCGAGATATTGCGAGCCTCCGAATTTCTGCACTACAAGGTAGAGAGCCTCTTCCTCGCTCGGCAAACCTTCAGACACTTCTTTCCAGAAATCATCTTTAGGAGTACTGGTCTTCTGGGTCTTCTGATAGGGGGATACTATGGTCATCTGCGATCTCCTTTAATCTTTTCGAATGTTCATGAACAAAACTGGCAAAGGCATCTAACATCTCCTTCTTGCCAAACAATATAAGCTTACAAGCTTCGGAAGAGGTAACGAAACCTTCCTCCTGCTGCAGCTCAAGACGTGCAACCTGTAGGTCAATAAACTCCCAGATATCCTGAGAGCAGGTGTATTCAGATTCGGTCCAGCTTCTACTCATTAAAACAGTGTACTCCGTTATTGTCCCAATCGAGAACCTCTACTTGCAAAACACCAGGCTGCCTACAGAGCTCCTCGGCAAGCTCCTGCAGGGCGTGGGTATCTTGAAGCCTCATGGCGAGCATCTGAATATCTGTAAATCCTGTAGGCTCGTATGGGACTGCTCTCCATACACAGACCTTATACCTTGGAGTAGAGAAATTTAAGACGCTAACTATTCCCATCGAATCCGCTCGGTACGTTCACTATCTTAGCCCTATGAACTACTGACCCACGTCGCATGACTATACGAGCAGATATACGCCCTTTTCCGACTCGCACAAGAGCTGGGTGGGGTCGCCTATAGTGTGGCGAGTACTCTATCTCTGCGCCTACGTTCCAGCCGTTCTTGCCTCGGCTCTTGGCCATTTCTACCATCTGCGCCTTTCGCTCCTCGCTCGCCTCAATCCACTCCTTCTCATGCCTCTTCAGCACATCGGGCGTGATGATGTCAGAATCTTGGGAAATTAGAGCAAGGCAAGCGCATAATTTAATTATGTTCTCGGCAATCTCAGATGGTATCTGCATTCCCTCATCCGCTGTGTGATGTTTGGTGAATAGCTTGGACGCCTCGTCGATTGTCAGGTCGTCTCTGAGTGGAAAGAACCGAAATGAGTATATCGGTTCGTTGAGTTCTGAAACCTCTCCGATATCAAAGCAGATGCAGATGCCGTCGATGAGCTCTTCGCTTCCAACTTCCCTTGGCATCGGCTGAATGCCGAAGAAAACCGTGCGAACATGGTGATTCCCCCAGGCAAACGGGCCGTCTTTTTGGTCTTTCGGCAACCGCACTTCGATGGGCTCAACCTCCACCCCCCTCAACGATGAGCAGGGAATGTCGAGCTTTAGCTTCATCAGCATCGGCAGGATTGCCGGATAGCAATGGTAGTACGGGCGCTCGTTGGCAATCCACTTCTTCTCCAGCAGCACCCTGCGGTACATGAACGGAGAATCGTGCATTTCCGATATGTACTCTTGAAGCTCCCACCACTGCTCTCGGCTCTCAAAGTGTGTTTGAAGATTGAACTGCTTTAGGAAGCTCCACGAGTCTGTGTATTTGTAGAATTCCATACGCCTTACCTCCTAAAGAATGCGATAGCCAAAAGCACGTCGATTACGAGCAGAGATAATAGTGAGAATATAACCGCCATCATATTTAAGCCTCCTAAAAAAGTTGACACTGCATCTATACACTGGCATAGTTGACACAATGTATCAACTAAATACAGGGGGCAAGAGTGAAAATACTTGAAGCTAAAGATGGCAAATACCTCATTGAACATGAGGGGTTTGAGTTTATAGCGGAAAGAACTGGGATAGGCGTTGTTGTGAGCGGCAGCTTTGACAAACTAGCAGCTGAAACGAACACACATCCCGAAGACCTCTTTGACCTAGTTATGGAAACGATATTTGGATAAGGAGGCGAAATGCCAAAGATAGGAGTAGCAAAGTGTCTGAGCGAGAAGGAGCACCAAGAGGGAATCGAGGAGCTCCTTACTGTTATAGCAAAGAAAGGCGGCAAACGGCGTGGTGATGTGGTCATTGCATACGAAGAGGACATCTCGGTCTATGCAGTCCGCATGTGGCTCACACGGCCAATTCCGTCGAAGCACTGGAAGACTCTCGCACGGCTCTCAGGCCTTCCTCTTGTTCGCATCGAGGCCATCGCTCGAGAGCACTTCGATATGGCGGCTACGCCCGAGTGATGTTTAGAGGTCGTCAGGGAACTGGTCAACGAGCTTCTCGCTCAGTTTCTTGGCGATCTCTGGACAAACCTGTTTCGCTGGACAGAACCAACACCAGCCACCTTCCTTGTACATTGGGGCTTTTGCTTTTCCTGCCATCCATAAAGCTTGCTCCGCCCCTAGTGTAAGTTTCAGGCCCCAAGCGTCCAGGTCGTCTTTGGAAAATGTAATAGACGTCGAAGCATCTTCTACCCGTGGCTGCACGATCCGAACCTTTATCTGCTCAAGCTTCTTCTTCGAGCACGAGCGCAGGGCGACCGCATAATAGGCAAGCTGTGGATTCCCTTCAGTCTTAACCTTCTTGCCACGCCCGTACTTAAGGTCGACGATAACGCCCGTGGCTTTTCCGTCCTGAACACCTGTGGCGATAAAGTCAGCAGTCCCGAACATCTTCATGTCCTCGTTAAACGTAAGCCGCTGCTCGATGCGGATAGTCGGCGTGTTATCGAACGCCATGGCTTCCTCAACGCATGCGTAAACGTACTGCATCACAAAGTCGAACATATCCTCACGGCCCTCTCGTGTGCTCTGAAGAAACTCGTCCTTAAGGTCGTAGTTATTCTTTAGCCAGTGGTCGAGAATCTTCTCTGAGAGCTCGTGCGCCTCCGTACCCTCGAGCGCATAGGAGCTTGTAGGAGGCTCTGGGACGGTCATAGAGAGCCCGACAGAGCCAGGGCACTCTAGCCACCGCTCCGCAGAGCTTGCAGAGCAGAGGGCGTGTTTACGAGCGCTGTGGTTTATTTCTTCTGCCATAACTAATCTCTGGTAATGGCATCCACGCCACTATGTAGCGTTCTAGCCCCGTGTGAATTGTATCCCATAAGTCCCATCCTTTGCCTTTAATGAACAGAGCGATGACAGGCTCATAGGGCTCAACGGCAACAATATAATTCCCTGTCACAGGCGGATCCTGTTCGACAAGCATCCAACCCTCATACTTTACTTCTCGTTCTCGGCCTTTGCTTTGATGCATAAATAAGTAACGTAAAGATACTGCAGATAATCACTCGTTCCAATTTCTGGCTTGGCAGCCTTATAGCCAGCGAGGAATGCTTGCCGTGTAGCCAGAGTCATGTTGTCCTCACGATAATGCCCCCACCAATCTTGCGTGAATTCATCCGCTAGTTGTTCTGGCGTCTTAGTCATGGTGCCTCCTTCGGTGCGGCAGGTAGCGGCAGGTAGTGGGTGACTTCAAGCGTACTTGGAAAATCCCAAGTATTATCAAACCAGGTGATCTCAAATTGAAATGGCGAATGCTTATCCCCTCTAACTCTAAAGAGTACCAAGTAGTTTTCACCATCCTCCGGCAACCTATCCTTCACCGAAATCCAACCGTTCGAATTATTCGAAGAGTTGCAACCATCCGGTTTTTCCGGGGAGTTGATTACCTTATCGGCGTTAGCAAAGTGATCCAGCTTTGCCTGCAATCGCTTAAAGTTTTTCTCTGCTGCTAGTATATAAGCCTCGTGTCTAGCTTCTGCCTCTTCGTAGCCAGCTATATATGCCCTCTTTGTAGCAAAGTACTCGCGATCATTCTTAGCTAACAAACTAACGTATAGTATCGCTTGTCGTTCAATGCGATCCGCCAACTCTTCAGGTGTCTTGCTCATTTCTCTGCCTCCAATCTCATAACCATCCCATTAGCTTGTCGTAGCTGCGCTTCCAGGAATTGTATCTGGTCATATAGAGCGTTATGTGCGGTTTTATAGCCAGCCTCAAATCCTTTACAGGCGCACCCATAACACAACTCAGGCGAAGGAGGCTGCGTATTTAACCAGGAGTGAAACAAATCTATTAGCGTTTTACTCACTTCCAACCTCTTTGAGCTCTGCCTTCCACATCGCAATCTCTTCTTTTAGCTTTGCGACTTCTTCGTCTCTTGAGTGATAGCCCGCGAAAAATGTGTCTCTAATACGCATTGGCATAAGATATGAGGCATTACTGCGTATCCATTCTTCTACTAATTCTTCAGGTGTCTTGCTCATATCTACCTCCACCTCAGATTCATTATCTCGGCAATCCTGTAGAGTCCGTCACGAATGTCAGAGCCAATTGATGCGAGGCCAAACACTATGGCCATTGCGAGTACTAGATCGTCCATTTAGTCCCTAATCGCTAAATATTCTCTTCGTTCGTATTTTGTAGCATTTGGCGATACTTCATAGACATGAATAGCTTCTCGCTTGCCAGATACTCCTATCCCAACAGCATCGTAGAACGTAACAGTAAAGTGATCTGGCGAATCATAAGGCTCTATAAAAGCTTTATGCTTCTTTGCCCACGCATGGAGTTCTTTCATAGCTTCGTGAGTCTTGTCGCTCATGGCAACTCCTCCGGCATCTCTGCCCAATGGGTAACGCTGACAAACCCTTCTCGCACTTGCAGCCACTCGCCATAGACAAACTGTGAACTCCCAATAGTGCGAAAACTTCCGAGGTTATCGATCAGCACGACAAACCAGCGCTTGCTAGTCTCCGGCAATCTGTCATTCACGCTCGTCCACTCAATGACAGTGGTTTTCTTCTGCATCTGCTTGGCAAAAAGATACTTGAGAGCGTCAAGAGTGTGTGAGTCCTCTTTTACCCTCTTGGCATACCTATAGCCCACAAGGTCAACTACTTTTGAGTCGCTCATGATATTGCCTCCTTCACAGCGTACTTTGCATCAGTCCAGCCGAGCTCGTAAATGTGCTTAACAATCTCGTAGGGGACTTCGATAAAGTCGTACATTCCTTCGATATGGCTTTCGAAAGCTAATGTCCCTTCATGGCTTGTCATCGATAGCCTTCTATGCGGCTTAATGAACTTTATGTTCGGCCTACACGGAAACCTATTGTCTATTGCCTCCAACACGCTTTTCATACTTACTTATGCCTCCCAAAGTTTTTCATTACGTCTTCCATAATACTTTTTGTTTTTTCTTCTCCTAGATACATCAAGAGATTGAATGCCATTGATTGCGTGGCATTTTGCAACGCCATAATCTTCATCTGCGCTACGTTCATGTATTGCTCAAGGGCTTCTATGCGCTCTTCGAGGGATATCTCAACATCGTTCATTGCGTCACCAACCAGACAAACAACAAGATTGGAGTAATTATTGAGAGGGCGAAAGTGCAAAGCAGCATTACAACCTCTTTAGTCTTCCAACAGTCATTGCTATTTAAGCACATAAAAAACTCCAAGAAATTTGTAGATTTTTGCAGTGTTTGTACTCATAACTTCTTCACCAAACAGACGAACAATAAGCACCTTCCACCAAGGTGCCGTGATTCTCTCACCGCTTGCCATCTCGTAGTAGTTTCTAGGCTTCTTCTTGTGTAGCATTTTTCATTACCATTACAGCGTTATCGCCAAAGATTTTCTCGACCTTACATTGCAGATTAGTGCAAATAAAATGGTCACTGATTGCATTAAACATCAATCCAATGTGAGGAGAATCGAATGCGATTTTTGTCACACTGACCCATCCGCACATTGGACATCGCATCACATTCTTGTCGCTAACTGCGCTGAAACCTGAACCCATCTGCGACCTCTTGCTTCTGCTGAGCAGTTTCGGCGAAAGAAAAAATCTTATTTCTAAATTCGTCTACGCCAATATTCGTGAACCCCTCGACAATCCGAGAGAACGACAGAGCATAATCACGCTCATAGTCTTCTCCGAAATTGCCTGATATCCACTCTATAGCGTTATGTCTATCTTTTGCATGGATACCTGGAGTGATTAAGTCGAGCACGGCACGTTGTAGAACCGCCATTCCGAGAGCGCTTTCAGGGCAGCTCCCGGAATGCGGCTCAAACCACTCGCACTGCGTGACTTGTTTCTGCATCGGCGCAATCAGTCTACGTGACCTAGCAACCGAAGCGTTCTTCTTCATCTTGTACAGCACGAATGGTTTTTTCATTAGAAGTTATCCTCAATACCTACTGGTTCAGATACAGCAAGTGCCTCGAAAACCTCCTCGGCGCTTACTCCGCCACCGCCGAATCGCTCACCATCCTTCACCTTCTGTACTGCGTTTAAGTACAGCGTGACGCCCCAGCCAGTTGGGATGGCATACGAAGCAGGAGTGATGTTGATGCGCCCGTAGCAACCACCGTAGAGCGCATCCTTGGACTCTACAGGGGTCCGTGATGCGTCTACTACAACTGGACGCTTTGCGGACTTTGCTCGAACGATCCAGTGGCCGTATGCAGGGTCTGACGGGTCTTTGTCATCGCCGTCCTTTATTGGAGGGTGCTTGAGCTTCTCAAGGCTTACGAACTTTGCTCCGAAAGCCTCTTTAGCAACCTTCTCCAAGTTCTTGCGAAGCGCTGAGATATCCTCAGTCTTAGGAATGTAGAGAGTGATCTCATACTTTCCTTCCTTCCCTGCTTCCATAGCTTTCGCCTTCTCGAAAACATACGGGAATGATACTCGTCCTGTCGGAGTCGTCATCTTATCGCCAAATACGCTACCCATTTTCTTCTTCCTTCACTATTTCGACCGCATCGGCGCTTTGAAGCTCATTCTTCACATCGCCTACTCGATCATCAATTTCCATAAATTTAAATTCCTCTTCTGGCCATCGCTTAAAGTCGTAATTCCTTTCGAGATACGACTCAATAGCGACTCGGCGCTTTGGAGGTATCGTCATGTAGAACCCTGGCTTACTTTTCTTAGTAAAGAAGATGCGCTGACCGCTGAGTAATCCTGCGACGATATATGCGCCAAGCGGCACAGTCTTCTCGCAGGTACCTGATAATTGCCTCCAATACCCATACATGTATTCCAAGTATGCGCTACACACGAAATTTTCCGACTTTGGTTTAAAGCGATCACAGTGCAATGCTTTAAAGAACAAGAAGGCTGAGTCAATCTCATCATCGAGTGCGAAGGCCAACATCCACTTCGCATACTCAATTCCTCTCATTCTCTGCTGGTCAGGAAGCTGCCTAAATACATCTAAGCCAATTCCGTACGCATGAAGCAGAGCGTAGCGAGATACGATATCAATTATCTTTAGGGCTCGTATCCCACAATCTGTTTGGCTCATACCGCTGGATCTTTTTCTCACGTCTCGCCTAATGCCTTTTCAATTTGACGTTGCTTCCTCTGGACGACCTTCAAGACTTTTTCATCAAGACTGTCAGCCGCTACTAAGTACTTCACTCGGCAAATTTCATTCTGCGTAACACGAAAAATTCTCCCCTCTGCTTGTTCATTAGTAGAGGGTACCCAATCGTATTCAGCCATAAACAGAGTGTGTGCTTTTGTAAGCGTTAGCCCTGTATTTGCGGCTTTCAACGATGCGATAAAAACTTTCGCTTTCCCATCCTGGAAAGTATCAACATTCTGCTGTCTTTCTGTTGGATGTGTCAACCCATTTATTCCAACAGCGTCAGAAATATTTTTCATGAGATGCTCGTACAGCTCTCTGTGGTGCACAAAAACGACGAGTTGTTCGACTTCTTCGAGAGCATCTTTGATTGCTTCAACGATAAGCGGAGCTTTCAGCATCGAAAGTTTTCTTCGAACCGTTGTTATATGTTCGCTCTCTAGCGGCACTCCGTTCTCAACTGCTTCGACAATCGCATCGACATCGATGCCCTCTTCGGCGTTGAAAACGTCCAATTCAGGCAATCTGATATAAACATTCTGACGCACAAGCCCAGGTAGCTCTCCGAGTACTTCAGATTTACTTCGGCGCACCATGAATGGCGTAGAGAACTCTTTGAGCTCCGTCAGGTTCTTGGAATGCGGATAGGTCACGCCCCACCTCGTGCGTTCTTCGACGCAGTAGCGACTCTTGAAGGCTTCCCAGGTAGCAAAGTGTTCTCGGCAACATCTGGAGAAAGATGTATACGCTTCGACCGCCCTCCCATTTGGTAACGGCGTTCCAGTCATAAGGAGTCGATAGGTGCAGCGGCCCCAGATGGGCACAAGGATGATGCGAGCCGTCTGCGAGCTTGCAGACTTCATAAGGTGCGACTCGTCGCAAACTAAAAGATCGTATGACCGCTTGCAGAGCTCTTCGTGTATCCTAACAGCAAGGTTGTACGACACGATGGTGACGTCGGACCCATCGAGCTTTTCAGACGATGAGTTTACCACCTGGACCGTCAGAGGATACGACGACCACTTGTTAACCTCTCGCTTCCAGTTCTCTTTTAAGCTTGCGGGGCAAACTATGAGAGCGCTCTTTGCTCTTAGTCTATTGAGCAACCCAATAGCCTGTGGTGTCTTTCCAGCACCAGGAGGGTCGCAGAGCATTGCAGCACGTTCATCTCGCTGGGTAACGATGGAAAAAAGTTTCTCTATTCCCTCGAGCTGATATTTGTATAGCGACATGAATATCTCTGTGGTATCAAAAGTTGACACGTTTGCAAAGGGTATAAATGACACGAGGAGTTAAGAAAGAATTCAAGGAAAAAACTCCGAAGCTCGAAGAACTCGGGCGTGGAGTTAAGGTTCCAGAGCTTCCAAAGTCGTTTAGAAAGAAATTATGGAACGTCGTTAAAGTTCGAACAGAGCTCAAACTATCTGAAGAGACTGAGCACTACATGAATATTTTGTGCCTTCACTTCGGAATCTCTCGCAACGATCTTATCCTTCATGCCATCAATCTACTGTGGCAAGAAGTCGCAGACTCTGTTGGACTCGAAAGGTTGAAGGACTACGAGGACAAACTAGAGTCGGTACGTCTTTATCGGCTTGAGCAAAAAGAGTTTGTTGCCGAAAGAAAAAAAAACAACAAACTAAAGTTTTACGCTCAAAACGATAAGCGAGGCTTCCAGCGTACTGACGAAGTGGGAACTATTTGGCGATACAATGCAAAAAAGCCCGTGCGTGATTACGTAAAAAAGAGGAAAGTGGCCACGGTGCTTGTTGAGGCCGAAGAAGACGTCGGTAAAGAATAGTGTAGGTGAGGCAAACCATGAATCAAGTAAAGGAACTACTCTTCGAAGTAGCGCAAAAATACGTGGCCGCAGGACTGCAGATTGTTGCAGTTCATAGTGCCAAGTGTCAGAACTCGGTCAAACGAGGCAAGGCTCCAACCCAATACGGCTGGCAGAAAAAGAAGCAGACGTGGGAGGAGTTGTCTAAAGAACTTGAGAGAGTATGGGCCAAAGAAGGCGGATGCAACATCGGCGTGGTGACCGGAAAAGCTTCGGGGCTTGTGTGCGTCGATATTGATGAGCCAGGTTGGTACGAGGAGCACGAGATGCACCTCGGCAATCCAATAGTTGAGCAAAGCCCAAGTGGCGGTATGCATCTCTACTACCGCTACCCGACCAACATCGACGGAGAGCTAAAGAGTCGGAGCAGCGCCGCACGTATCTTTAAAGGTGTCGACATCCTTGCCGACGGTGGTAACCAGGTAGTTACGTGGCCATCGGTGCATCAGAGTGGCAATGGTATGTACACTTTCGATAGAGGCCTTGATCTCCTCGATGCGCTCGAGGAGGCAGACGAGCTCCCGCAGTGGATAGTTGATGAGATGACCTCCACCCCTCGGCCCGTAGAAAAAAAGAGGGAAGAAGACAAACTTGGCGGTAACTTAGACCTTCATGCCGCACGACTTGCAATCCGCTCGTTCCCTCCAGCTGTAGAGGGCGGAGGAGGAGACCTGCAGACGTTGAAGGCTGCTATGATGTGTCGAGATTACGGATTGTCGCAGCGGCAGGTATTCGATCTTATGGCCGAAGAGTATAATCACCGATGCAGCCCGCCATGGGGCACACGGGATTTGGCGGACAAGGTTAAAAACGCATTCAAGTACGCCCAAAGGGGACAAGGCAATATGTCGATAGAGCATGTGTTTGATGAGGAGCCAGTGGTAGTGGAAGAGCAAAGAGTTCTGGCGTACTCGAAGAAGCATGCAGTGCATAATGCTCGAGTGTTCATTGAAAGAATGAAAGGCACTGTCGATTGTTTTGATGGGCAATTTGTACATTATGACACAAATGAAAAACGGTGGAGAGTTATCACGGACGGTGCCATCGAGAGTCTTGTCTTTCGTGACATGCCGCAAGAGGTTACCCAGACGATAAAAGCGTCGATGTTCTCTGATGTCCGAAAGATTGTGAAGATGGAACTTAGTAAGCCCCACGGAATCCCCGATGTCTGCTGGCGAAAAGAGGGCGTAGAGGGCACGGACTTTATCACGGTAAAGAATGGCATTCTGGATGTGTCGACGGGAGAACTTTTGCCCCACCAGAAAGAGTGGTTCTGCTTCCACTCCTTGCCGATGGTGTACGTTGAGCAGGGTGGATGCCCTGAGTTTCTTTCCTTTCTTGAGACCATCTGGGAAGGGGACAGCGAGCTCATCGAGTCGTTAAGATTGTGGATGGGGTATTGCTTGTTGACCTCCTGCAGCATGGAGAAGTTTGCAGTTTTCAAAGGTGCCAGCAGGGCCGGAAAGAGCACACTCGCCTCGGTCATCGAGAACATCGTAGGTCGAGAAAATACGGCGTCGACAAGTCTGTCTCTCATCGGAAGTGACTTTGGTCTTGAGAACCTCATGGGCCGTAAGCTTTGCGTTTTCCAAGATGCAGAGAGAGCGAGTTTGGATCGCATGGGCGTGGCTACGGAGCGCATTAAAAGTTTGGCGAGTAACGACCCAGTGGGGATTAACAGAAAGGGCCAAACTGTTGTGTTCCAACGCCTCGGCGTAAAGATTGCGTTTGTGTGCAACAAACTGCCGAACTTCCTGAACGACGAGAACGCTCTGACCAATAGAATGGTGGTGTTTCCTTTCTGGAAGTCTTTCTTAGGGCAGGAAGACACAAGCTTGAAGGAGCGGCTGGCGAAGGAGACGCAGGGCATCTTTAACTGGGCGCTCGTAGGAGCTCGAAGGCTGTTGAGGGGCGATAAGTTGTTCACAGCGCAAAAAGGTTTAGAAGCCATACAGGAAATAACGGAGCAGTTGGATAGCGTCCAAGGATATATCTCTGAGTGCGTAGAAGTAACTGATATGGGTCATAGCTTCGTCACAGCTGACGACCTATGGGCTTCGTACAAGGAGTGGTGCAAGGACTCAGGACGACATACAAAGCATAAGCAGCGGTTTTTCCAGGAGATATCTCAGCATCCTTCGCTCATGAAGCGAAAGGAACGGAGGAACAATCGCCGTGGTTTTCATGGCATTCGAGTGACGAATGATGTCTTCGCTGCGGTCGGTGAGGACGATGCAGGCGACCCTCCGTTCTAATTTCGTTGACACCGACAAGCTTCCGGGGGGATACTGAGTGTGTGTGTTCTCTAGGAGGCTTTATGAATATTAGAACTGTGGGTCCATTGGGTCGTCGTCGGGTAGGGGTGTTGGTAACCCTTCTATCTCCAGCGCTTCTTCTTCTTTCAGGATGTCACGGAGGCGGTCGCTCTGCTCCGTACCCAGGGATATATTCTGTACCAGTATATTATTATCCCGCACGAGTGTCGCCCTCACGGGTATATTATCCGGGTTACTATTCAGGCCGACGTACTGAGTCTTGCGAACGTCATCGTCAAACTCCTCGGGCTTCATGGCCTTCAAGAGGAACATCAAGAGGACGTCGCTTTTAGCCTGAGCCCTCATAAAGGCGGCTTTTCGGAGCTCTTCGACCCAATGCTCCTCGGCAATCTTCATTGCCTTTTTGAACTCTTGGTCTTCTGTTTTCCAGCGTTCCAGTGAGGCTCTGGGGACGCCGGAGGAGCGCAGGGCGCTCTTGGTTATCCCGCCGTTTGTCGTGTAAGCATCGATGAATTTTTGTTGGTCGACGGACAGCGGAGATGTTTTTTCAACGGCAGATGAGAACGGTTCTTCCACGCCCAGCAGTTGATTGATGTACTTCTCTGTCGCTTTTTTACTCATCGCCGATACATCTTTCGAAGCTTGTGTCTTTGGTCCTCGATGGTGAGGCGCAGGGCCTCTTTCTCCGTTAACTGGATGCGGGGAGCCTCAAGGACATCTGGGAAGAAGTTACGGGCCATGGCATTAGGCCCATAAATGGCGGCGGTGACAATCCGTGGGGACTCCGAAGAGATCTCGTAGCCGGAAGGAACGGTGGTTTTCCTAGCCGTCTGCCAAGCTGACGGACCTTTCTGCCTTTTTACTCTCTCCGGTCGATAACTCGCCTTCTCCCTCCGGTGTGTTCCGGGTTTCATGCGGCCTCGAAGTTCCCGCCAGCGCTTCTTGGAGAAGAGCTTTTTGAGGAGCTCCAGAAGGGAAAGCAGAGGGGCTCTAAAGGCCTCTTCGCACGGGTAGCTCTTTTGCTTCCCTGGCTTTCTCTGGAGGCACCTTTGACAGCCTACGCATTGGTCTACGTCCATAAGTCCTTAGAAGGCATTTCGGCATGTTTAGACTTTTCTGCCAAGAGAACCATAGCCTTTGCCATCGCTAGGATGGCCAAACTGTGGGCCCTTAGTTGCCGTGAAAGATAACAGAGGGCCATGACCGTGAGCACAATGTGGAGAATGAGGCCTATTATCACTTATCGACCCTCACTATAACACTGTTTTTACCAGGCTTTCTGGTCTCTAAAGACTTGCGGATTGCCGTCTGAAAGAAGTCTGGGTCCTCGGACAGATGGGCGCATATCCAGTAAAGACTCATGACCTCTCGAGAGTCTGAGAAGAGCCAAGCGGACGCCCAGTACCGAAGGTGCGGTCGGTCGTATATGGGCACAGAGTAGTCGATGATGGCTCGCTGGATGACGGCTACCAAGAGCCGCTTCTCGGGCAGCTGAGGCTCGTAGGGCTCATCGTAGTCGATGTAGGGCGTCTTGGGCTCTTTGCTCATGACGGGCCTCCGGGGGTGCGTGGGCCCATGGGCGCTTTGGGCTCTTTGCTCATGACGGGCCTCCGGGGGTGCGTGGACCCATGGGCGCTTTGGGCTCTTTGCTCATGACGGGCCTCCGGGCTCGGCGTAGTCTTTGAGCACCTCGAGGGCCTGTCGGAGGGAAAAGACCACTTCGGCTTTATAGCCCGTAGAACGAGCGTAGGCGAGAAATTCCTTCTGAGCCATAGAGAGGGTGCCCCCTTGCGCTTTAAACTCAATGAAGAGGCCGTGGAAGCCCTTAGAAGGCAAAGGGACGAAGACGTCGGGAGTGCCAGAGAGCATTCCCTCCCTCCAGGCTCGGATTCTCTTCGACTTGGAGTCCAGGAAGCCGTTGGGGATGGCGAAGGCATACTTGGCCCATGGCTGCTTGAGCCGTCGAAGGATGGCGAAAAACCGAGACTGCTCAAGATGTTCGGAGGGTGTATGCCCCATACGAGCGGACCTAGCACCAGAGGACGGCGAGGGCAACAAGGGGGGCCCGAAAGGGGCCCGAAGGCCGCCTGTGGATAACTCTGCCAGAGGTCGAAAACAGGCACTTACGCCATAACTGCTCGTAATAATTAGACACCCGCTCATTTTTCTGCCAGCCCTGCCAGAGGTCTGCCAGAGGTTTTTAGACCTCTGGCAGAGTTATCCACAGGGCTAAGGGTGCCATATCATTCGAGAAAGAGGGTTACCTGTGGATAACTCTGCCAGAGGTTTGGCCAAAAGGGGGAAAGGCCCTCTTTTTTTTTATGCACCTCATGTTTTTTTTAAGTGTCACCACAATATCGTAGAAAAAAAAGGTAGTTTAGTTTGAGTAACCTCTGGCAGCCTGTGGATAAGTAAGGGTATTTTAGAGAAAAGAAGAATGCTTTCGCTTACTTAAACCTGTGGATAACTCTGCCAGGGGTCTGGCAGACCTCTGGCAACCCTGGCAGAGAAAAACGACCTAAGTACCTGACGGAAGGTTACCCTCCCCCCCCTACACGTTTTTTTATTTTGTTAAATAAGTTGACTCTTTTGCGGTAATCTGTTGACAATTTTCCTGTAAGTACCTGAAATTGTGTTGTCGTGTGTCAACATCCTACGGTAATAAGTGTCAAAAGTGAACCTAAATTCAAGTAGTTACAGATTTATTGTGTGTCAACTATCAACAGATTACCGCGAAAGAGTCAACAGATTACCGTAGATTGTCAACAGATTACCGTGGGAATACGTTGATACGTTGTTTTATTTTCACGGTAATCTGTTGATACTTACCGTGAAAATTGCACAAAAAAGGCCCTCCGAAGAGGGCCTGTGGGAAATATAGAGGGGCTTAGGGGGGAGGGGTGGAAATAAGGGGGGTGCCCCCCCCCTAAGCCCACCTAAGCCCCCTTCACTATCCCCTCCTACCCGCAAAATGCTGCTCATACTCTCGAGCACAGTCCGCCAATTCTCGGAGCTCGTGGACGATTCGGTACCAGTCGAATTTCTCATCCATCGGCCCGGTGGAGGCGTGATAGGAGATGGCCGCAGCCACCGCTTCAAGCACCTCGGGAATTTCACTCTTCTTAGCTAACTCTAACAACTCATGCATACAGCCTCCGCAATGTCCCACATACCCTGGTTGAGCGATATCGAGCGGTCAATCGCCTTGACCTCCCTCGAGCGTATCGAAGTACCATTATCTCGATACTGCGTCACGCCACCTCGGATGATTCGCTCCTGCACGGTGTTGAACGTGTTCCAGAGTGTCGGCACCCGCTGGTCCTGGCGATGGTTCCAGAGGAGGGCATTCGGAGATATCCGATAGCCGCTTCCATCCCATACCATGTCGATAACACGCTGGGAGAACTCCAACTGCTGACGTCCGTCGAGAGTGATGGCCTTCATCCTGTCCGAAAGATTGATGGCCCTCTCAAGCGACGAAGTCACCCTCTGAATCCCAGCCCGGATAAACTCCTCGGTCAAGCCGAGGTGACGAAACCGGACGTCCTCAGCGCTCGCACCTACCACTAGGCCGTTGGCACAGATGCGCTCAAAGAGACCCGAGAGCAATCGGAGGCTACTGGTCCCATCATGGCTATTCTTCAGCATGATGCGTGGAACCGTAGAGCCCATAGAGCCCTCAGCATCCGTGCGTGTGAGAACAACGCAATGCTGCTGCTTGCCGATGCGCTCTGCCACACGAACCTTCTTCTCCCGATAGTCCGTAGGCACCCAGCCGTCCGCCCGAAAGGTCTCGAGGATATCTGCCGTTGAGACCATCGAGTACTCATCGCTCATGCGCTCGTAAGGACTCAATGCCCTTACGGTCTCTTTCTGACTCAAGTCCATAAAATTCACAAGATTCATAATTGCCTCCAAAATATATTAGCCATTAGGCCCCCACCGTCTAAAAACGGGGGGGTGCCCCCACTACTCATTGCCCTCGAGGTCATCCACTTCTAGGTGGAACTCGACGTCCAAGGCCCGAAGGTACACGAGGTCCTCGAGAGCTTCTTGAGTGATGCGCTCAGCCGCCTCTTCGATGCTCTCACCCTCTTTGACCTCCAGTGTATGGCCCTGTGCGTACTCCCAAGGTTCCATCGGCTGCAGGCCCTCAAGGCGCTCGTAAACGCCGGAGGAGCTTATCTCCCACAGGAACGCCTCAGACTCCTTGTCGCCGTCGATGACGCCTTGCAGCGCCTCCTCGATCCCTGGGTAGGCGAAGAATTGGTCGATGCCGTTGATGGTCAGGCATGGGTCGACCGGGAACGTCTTCAGGCCCTCGGGGAGTTCTACGCCTCCGTCAGGCAGTGTGGCGAGGAACGCCTCGCCGTTGCTCATGTCCACCGTCAGCATGACCGGGCGGGGCACGTCGCCGTCCCAGCATAGGTACGGAGCGAGCTCCCGTGACCGCTTGTAGTCTCTGTCTATTTTTAGTCTCATAGTTGCCTCCTATAGCTTTGTGTAAAGTCCTGTTACGCTCGTGAAGAGCGATTGCAGCTGGTCGAAGTAAACGCCGTTGTACTCCTGCACTACCTTCACGTTCCCTGCACGAACGAGCGAGAACCGCATATCGTACTCGTCGGATGGCGTAAGGGTAATCTCCACCACGTTTGCCTTGCGGCACGGGAGCCGGAACCTCAAGCCCTTGCCCGTCGATACGAATGCTTTGGCACCCGTCATGACGACGAAGCGCCCTCCACCTAACTGCTCAAAGATTGTCTGTGCGATTGTCATACTTGCCTCCTAAAATTGCTCGAGAGCGTCACGTCACTCTCTAGCGTGGCCCAACCTTCTCACACCTCCACTAATGTGTCAACGGAATAAGAAGACTTTTTCATTCCTTCTGGCCTCAGAGAATATTCTACCTTCTGGATGCACCAGATTGTGAACAATATTGCGGTAATAGTTCCCATGATGATGTTTGCTGTTCTCATATTTGCCCCTTAGTCATTAACTGCCCACACACCCCTTATCGAGTGTGTGGGCCAAAACCTTTACTGCTTTTGCGCGATCGGTCGTGAAAAAAAGCCGTGCTTTGGGTCGTTCTTCGCTGGCTCGATAGTAGCCTTGAAGGTAACCACAGTCCCCCTCTCAGGAACTTCGAACGCTGACGGCACTGTGCCCCAGAGCGTGTAGCCTTCTGTGGTCTTCACAAGCATCTTCAACACGCTCCCGTAGGTTCCATCTGACCACTTAGTGGTGAGCACCGTGCCCGTTACCTGAAGGCGTCCTGTAGGACATGGGAGTGCGGCCTCTTTCTCTCTCTCTCGCTGCGCCGCTATCTCCTCTCGGTTTGTAATCTTGTGAAGGAGCGAGCGCATGAATGCAATCTGCTTCTCGGACATATCCCCGTAGCGAATGAGGTTGCGGACCATGTCGCATACTGTGGTCTCTTCGTAAAAAGAGGCCCTCTCCTTATCGTTGAAAAGCGCCCATGCCTGGGAAAGTCCAAGGCTCGAGAGCGTAGCCTCAGCCTTCCTCTTTCCTGCTATTGCCTCACGAGCGCCCTTAGCTGCTTTTCGAGCCTTTGCGAATCGCTCACCCTCGCCCATGTGAAGCTTGTTGGCGCACTCTTCGCCTACGTTGATATATGTGTTTGTGAGAGCGTGGTGGAACGTAGCGAGATATACGGCATGAGCCCCGCAGCAGTCGCACGTTCCGCCGTGCTCGTGAGACGACCAACGCCCACCGCTGCTCTTCATGTGCTCTCGAATTGTCTCTTGCTCTTCGAAGAGGAGCTCAGAGCCCATTACCACTTCAGTCGCCTCTGGGTCATACCAGATGCCTACGAAATCGTAGTTCTCAGGCTGAATTGCAGATGGTCTATGAATGTCTGTTCGTACGCTTGTCATGTTTGCCTCCTAAAAACGAGAGCTTCACGTCACTCTCTACTGCTATGATTACCTCACAATGATAAAAGGTGTCAACTATCTCTGGGGGAAATTTCCAAAAAACGTAAAACCATTTCAAAATATATTAGAGAAAATTCCCAGATTCGATTTTCGGGGGTACCCCCCCTAACCTTAAGTACCTGAATACAGGTCAAAATGAGACATCGTTCGCCCGTGGCGCAAAACAAGGGTTTACCAACCACGGATCAGGGGGTTACACCAGATTTCAGGGTATTAGCCCTGTTTTCTACCCTTCCGATCGGGCCAAATTCCCCCGATCTGCAATGAGATCAGGGGGTTAGACGGCATCCGCCCGGCATCCGCCCGGCGCATCCGCCGCTACGGGCGCACCTCGCCCGCCCGGCGCATCCGCCGCTACGGGCGCACCTCGCCCGCCCGGCGCATCCGCCGCTACGGGCGCACCTCGCCCGCCCGGCGCATCCGCCGCTACGGGCGCACCTCGCCCGCCCGGCGCATCCGCCG